TTTCATCCTTTTTACAATCTTCATTGTTATTCAAATCCGTTCCAGTATCAGGGTTATCTTCTTTATACACACTATTACGGGGTACTAAGGAAAACTGTTCTTTTTTAGTCTTTCCTGTGGCTCTGTAGTACTTAGCTGGGCGACCACCTGTTTTATTATTAGCAGGGGGATCACACTCAAATATTAACTTCTGATCTGATAGTTTATTAAGACTATATATTATGGCACGTTTCTTGTGCATACCACCCACAAAATCATCTTCAACTAAATCTTTTACACACCATTCTTTATCTTCTTTACGCATAAGTTTTAAAATATCAATCGTATGTTGGTTAGGAGAATCAAGAACCCTTTCATTGGTTCGTTCAGGCGTAGGATTAATTGTATATGTGTAATCAGGCAACAGAGTAAACATCATTTTTAAACCTTCTCTATCTTCTCTAGACTTTTCTATAGTTACTAATCTTGTGTTTTGAGTAACTCCCATTTCAGCAGCATCATTAGGAGATAACTTACGCATATTCCAAGTTTCATCTACAGCATTTTTAATTGCAGATGTACCCCTGAATTTACCTTCTTTAGTGTTGTGGTGAATGATAACTATTGAACAGGCAGGAAAATCCTGACCATTTCTTCTTACCAACTTCTTAATAGGTAGAGCATACTCTCTTCTATTTTCTTCATAAGGGTTACTGTCATTACATCCATCTAAACTATCTATAACAATGAGGTCGTAAGCATACTTATTCTGCATCCTCTTAAACCTTGCATACCACTGCATATCCCATTCAGTCACAACTTTTACATTCTTATCACAACCAATTAATTTCATCTGTCTACGTAATATGCGTTCATTCTGGTCTCCATTCAACCAAAGAACCTTACCTTCTGAAATAGGAACCATACTTCCATAAACATTAAAATCTTTACCTTTACCAATATGTTTTGCAAGTGTCTGGCACATCGCAGTTTTTCCTGTACCACCATCTGCATGAACTAACAGTGTCCAAGGTTTAGGAAGCAATCCTGGAATTAGATATTCAAAAGGCGTATCATCTAGCTCATCAGGACTGAGAGGTTTTTGCCCTCTAGTCCTTTTATACATCTCATGTTTATCAATAATCTGTTCAATTATGGCAGCGTTAGACCTCTTGCACTCCATCGCTAATTTATGAACAGCCTGATCGTGCATTGCAGGATCTTCATTCTCAGGATTAGCGTCTATCTCGTAATACCGTTTAATAATATCTGCACCATCTGGTATATCCTCTTTGTACTTAAGAGGTATAGCCTGAACTTCATCAATAACCTTATCTAACCCAGTATGCTTAAATCTTTTTCTCTCTGGATCGTAGTCATCAGCTAAATCAATGAGGTGAGACATGTTATATCTAGCCCCATCATTTCTCCACGTTGCATACCACCTAGCAACACAGGGATCTTCACCACCATCCCAGCAATGTTCATAATCGGGATCTTTCTTAGACCATTCACTCCATAAACGTAAACCTTCTTCTGTGGGCAACTCATTGTTTATCATTGCCCCTATTTCCCACCAGTAATGCTCACTATTTGGACCTGTATATCCAATAACACTTAAGCAACCAGTGATAATAGCAACTTTCTCTTCAGTGGATCGTTTAGACCATCTATTATCTACATATTTTATCTCTACAGCAGAGTTATTCTTTTTGTATTGAGCCATCATCCTAGACACCAACCAGTCTGGGGCATCTGGTACTTCTGCTAAATTACCTTCTAATTTATATTTACCCTTTCCTACGTTTTCTTTATAATATTCTCCAGCTATTACTCCTTGCCCACCCCACAGAACTTCCCATCCCTCATGCCCAGCACCAGTATGACTAATGGATGTAACTTCACTCCATTTATCTTCTGGTATTTTGAAAAGAAACTTTGCAGCATTTTTCTTAAGTGAAGTAACTTTAGGAGCTTTCTTTAAATCTTTACCCCACTTCTTACTTATTGCACCTAAATTTTTATCGACATCAAAAATTACAAGGCCATCTGAGCGTTGTCCAGTAAACACACCAATAGCTTTATATTTATCTGGCTCGTTCTCAATCATTAATCCAGAGTCACTAGCAGATAACTTCTCCTTCCACGCTTTACCGTATGGAACCTTACCATCAGATTTTCTATCTGGACTTTTATCAGATTTTTTAGGAAGTACTACACCTTCCGCATATATAGGACAAGTTACCCAGCTATCAGGGATCTGGGGAATGAAACTTTTTTTACTCATGTGCTAGAATACTTCTGGAAATGTTTTATTTTACGACCCTCAAGGTTTACTGATCTTGGGGGTTTTCTTATTGTACCTTATTGCCATTCATTTGTCATTGTGCTACACTAAAGGAGCAACTAGACTTTTAAGTCACTACGCAATTATGCCTTTCGTATCAAAAAGAGCCAGTGAAGACGCTTCCAATTCTGGAAGTTCTCGTGACGGCTACCTAAATCCACACAACTTAGATGATGGCGACAAAGTTCGTTTTAGTCTATTACAAGAAGCACCTTTTGAATGTTTTTTACTATGGGGCCATGAAGACGGCAACATAAAAGCTAAAAAACCATTCAGGTTTGCTAATGATCCTAGCCCAGAGGATATAGACCATAAACTAGGTGAAAAGTATGTAAGACCTTTAAATAGAGACGGTACTGCACCAGAGCCAGTAAAGTTAGAGCAATGTGTTGCTGTCTACAACCATGAAATGGAAAGAGTACAGGTACTAGCCTGGACACAGAAAACCATTACAGGTCAGTTTGACGCAATCAGTCAACTAGAAGATTATGAAGATGCTTTTCTAGATATTGATTTTAACCTTTCTCGCAAAGGTACAGGAACAAATACTGAGTACAACCTTACACCTCTAAACAGAAAGAAAGGTATGACACCTAGTATTGATGAAGCTTGGAAAGAAGCAAAGAAAACTTTCAAGCTAGAAAGATTAGTTGATGGTGGTGATCCATTCAAAGAATCTGAATAAAACACTAAATATGGGGTCACATATGTTGACCCCTTTCTTTTTTATGGTATTTTAATAATGGGAACGTGTATTTATTATCCACTTATGGGAACGCTAGACAAACAAAACGCCTTAGCATCTCTCAGAAAATGGACCCTCATACAAGACAACAGTGGACCGTACAGAGTATATAGAGACGAGAAGAACAACGTATATTCCAGCGTAACCCACATACTTAAGGAAACCGCACCACAACAATCTAAAGATGCACTTGAAAGCTGGATTAAGAGACCTAACTCAGAAATGGAACGAGACATTGCCTGTGAACGAGGCCGTTTATCCCATTCACACGCAGAGTACATCCTTAAACTCGCTTCAAAGTTTGCTAGGCAAAGTGCTAATAAACGGAATATCTGGCGTACTGGATCAGATGGACTCGAACGCTGCCCCAAAAAAGTCACGCAATGGAGTTTATCGAAAGCAGCTCAATCTGCCCCGAAGGTTGCATGGTCAGCCAGTGGCTACGCCAGAGGCTTACGGTCTTTCATCCTGGAACGTGTAACCGCCATTCATGCAATAGAGTTCTCGGTATATAAAGAGGGCTTCGGATTTGCTGGTACAGCAGACGCACTACTGGATATAGATGGCGAAGGCCCATTCATAGTCGACTGGAAAACAGCAAAGGAAGCTAGATCAGACCAAATGGTAGAACAATTCTGCTGCCAGCTTGGAGCGTACAGCCTCGGCCTAAAATCCCTCACAAATATCGAACCTAAATATGGAGCTGTAATTATTGCTAGACGATCTGGTAAACCACAAATAAAAATGTTAAACCGCCTCGAACTCATAGGAGCTGAGACGGAATTTTTAAGACGCAATGAGGTATATCAGAAACAGTTGGAACTGCTTACTGTTTAGAGTGCTTACCTTTTTTAATCTTCCAATCGTATTTATTTATAAAAGCATTACAGTGTACACACCCCAACTCAGACCACGATAAGTGATAAATAGTTGATGTCTTATTACACTTAGGGCACAGAATCTCTGCACCCGAATAGCGTTTACATTTAGAATATCTATTTATTGGAACGTAATCATCCATCTATTTCATCCTCCCAATCTACCTGAAACATATCCATATCATCAGCTTCAACCTCATAAAGATCAGAAAATTCCCAATCTCCATCTTCATCGGTAGAAAAATCTCCACCATCAAAGTCTCTCCAATGTTCACGTATTTTATCTTCATCAACACCATCTGGTGCATTTATATAAAGATGATGAGAAGTCATAGAAGTGACTGTTAATTTAAAGTATTTACTCATTGTCATTCTCCATAGGAAAGTTTTCTTCATCTTCAACAGTATCTTTTGTATTATCTGGATCGTTAAATAACCAGTTAATTTCGTTTTCTTCAACCTGACTGTCCAGTGCAGATTGATGGTAGTGCATAAATGAGTCAGACATAATCATACTTTTTTATAGAGTTTTAAGTGATTTGAGTAATTTTTAGCTGCATCTGTATAATTTTGATTATCTTCAGCAGTTGTTGTAGGCTTGCCTAATTTAGTGGAATAGCCTTGGACTATATCCCACAGGTTATCCAGTATCACCTGTTTACGATCTATTTTCTTCTTTGGATCGTTACTTTTTTCAAGTTCCCACATGTATTCCTTCTCAGCCTCAGAGTGGTATCTGTACCCAGTACTCTCTGGAATTTTGAAATCTACATGCAAAATATCTACTATATCCTTACGGCATAGAAATTTCTCTGGTGGGTTCTTTTCATTTTCTCTAAAAATGTCAAGAATAAAGTTGATAGCTTTTTTCTTATCCATTATTAAAATCAATAAATTTAACAAATAAAGAATTAAAAGCATTTAAAAGAATTTGTTTATTAGATGGATCGGCCTGTGAATAGCAACAAGCTAATGCCTGTTCAAACCCACCCCCAAACCTATCCATATTTTCTAATGCTGTATAAATATCGTATTTATCCATTAGCATATTTCCTCACTATCTAATTCTTGGATCGTTGGCTCTCTCCAAAATCCTATACTAGATGTAGATAATAAATTATCATTATCTATCGAACATTCAATAGCAAATAAATTAGACTTTTCAACTGATTTACCATCAAAATACTGTTCAACCCTTTCAACATTAGTAGGGTAATTGTCTTCAGCAGTCCAGCAATCAAAACAGGCTAGTTTAGCCTCAGCCATTGTGCTGGCCTCAACTTCATAGGTCTCAATCATAATATTATGAGTGACAACCTTGAATAATTTTTTGGGTGTGTCCATAATCGGTGTTTAATGTAACCCTTATACTGTAGCACATATATTCTCACATTCAACAGTAAATTAATTCTCACTGATAATTCTGAGAATTTGACATTCATTATATTAGAGATAATTTAAAGATACAAATAATTTATTGGATCGTATCATGGGATTAAGAAATCATTCATTATTCAGTGCAAAGTCAGTGACCATAAGAGGCTCTGATATATTCTTTTTACTTTGTATTCTACAGAAACAAATATCTAACCCTAATACTAGCGATAATTTTAATTTTAGAACTGAGTTATTATTGGATCGTATTATTAGAGATATAACTTTCAAGCGTATATAGTGTTGACATTACTGTGCTACACGTGTATTGTATTTAATGTACGCATATTTCACCTTACAAATGCAATCATTCGATTTATCAGTTCTCAATCAGAGAATCAATCAACTTAACCCAGACTCTAATATGGAACCGTTAAGCTTCGGCTATCAGGCACAATCTAATGAAACTAGGATGCCTCATAGTGGTCTAGTAGATCCTACACTTTCACATGAACAAAACTTTGAAAAGTTTGGGTTGAACTTCGATCCCTTAGCTGTTGAAATATTCCATAATAAAGGGATAGACGAAAATAATGAGTTAGGAATAAAAACTACTTATAGTGCTGATGGATGTGACCCCAGAGCCCAGTCTATCTGCAAAGGATATAAGGGAATTATTAATTCTAGAACCAGTGAATTACTTGGAATAGGTAAAAAAGGATGGACACCTTTGAATAATTCTAGAATAAAAGAAATTGGAGAAAAATACGTAAATAAAGGAATTTTAACCTTAGAATCAATCACCCTACAAAATGGTGGTGCTGATTGTATTATCCAATATGCAATTAATGGAACTGAAACAGAGATCAGAAAGGATGATCCAGTTAAACGTAGAGTTGCATTTATCAACTCTTTCTCACAATCTACCTCTTTCATGTGTAGCTTCTATGATCTTCGATTGGCGTGTTTCAATCAAATGCAATCAGTACGTAGGGATGGAAAGAATATCATAATTAAGCATACATCCTCTATTGATAGGCTAGTTAGGGCACTACCGAACCATATTGACTGGGCAGCGTCTGATTTTACCACTACAGTGCAACAGCTCAGAGCTATGGATCGAACAGATGTAACTAGACAGAATCTCATAGATGTATTCCAGTATGCTTATCAGGATAAACTGAAAGGTACAATCACTGAGAAAGATGGAACTGTCAGAGAGAAAACTTTCACTGATCTAGATAGAGAATGGCAATCAGTTCAGAATCAGTATAAAAAAGAGGCTGATAAACTAGGCAATACAGCGTATGCGATTCATCAGGCAATAACTCATCATCAGTGTCATACAGAGGGTCGAACTAATTCACCTGATTCAATTAATGCCTCAAGGATTAGATTCAATAACCTTATAAATCCTAATGGATCGAACAGCCAGAGGATCAACCGATCACTTGAACAATGTCTAGCCTTGACAGTTTAATATATCCTGTACTACAATAAGGGGGTTAATCACCCCCATTACAAAAATGTCTGAAACTTCAGAAACATGTTCACTATTGAATCCAGTTCCATTTCATAGAAATGAATTGAGCTATAAGGGTTCTATATATGCTACAACAACAGAGCTATTATCTATGTTCGGTATGCCTATACCTCATAGATCCACTGATAATGAGCTGACTTTCATTGAATGGGAAGTTAGTTTTCTAAATATCTGGATACAGCCTTATTTAGTTGAGTTCGATATGGAAGAATATTCCAATAATTTCACCACTAAATATAACTGGATCGTACTTGCTAGACCAGAGGACTTTGTTGCCATTGATGACCTGAGAAAATTTCTTAATTTTGTTAATGGCCTGGGCAATAAAGACCATTCAATAACTGGCAGTCCAGCAGCTACAGTCTTATTGAGAGACTTGTCTGAGACAGTTAAGAAGTAGCACTTTTTAAAAGTCATCAGGTACAAATACACCTGAAAGTAATTAAGATGATAGGTTCTTAACTTATTATCTTTTTTATTTTGGGGGTTGACAATGTAGTACAATAGACTCTATACTATATAGTGTAGTACACCAAACACATTTATGACTAAACGAAACTTTGCTACATCTGGAACTGTTGAAGCTAAACTTTCTCCAGAGACTCAAGCATTACATGATCGAACTATTAACGAGAATGCTTTGTTAAATCTGGAATGGTTCCATAAATTGCCAGAGTCAGGCCAGATGGGTCTGGTTATGATAATTAATCCTTTACACTATTCTGCAATAACACATGAGGATCTAGTAGAGGTTTATGAAAACGAAGTTAAGAGGTATGTAAAATGAGAAAACCAAGAACTTTTAAAGAATTAGCTGATCATCCTGATGTTTTATCAGCACATACTGAGGGCAATGACCCTCAATATGGTACTGACTACTGGGTGTATTTAAAATTCCCTTATATCAGTCCAGTTACAGAAACTCAAACAATACATGAGTATGGAATGAAAGATACTTTAGCTGAGTTCAATAATAGAGAGTTGAACTATGCTTATTTCATGTCTGAAGACTGGATCAGAAAACCTGAGAGACCAGAGCAGAAAGAAGTTACTGAGGGTCAACTTGAGTTACCTCTGGATCAGATTAAGTTTCAGGATGAATGGAATGAGTATCAGGCTAAAATATCTGAAATCTGGTCTGATTGTTTTAAGCATGCAATAGAAAATGATCAGAGTCAGATTGATGGATTGATCAAAATTAAAAATGACTTTCACAGGGGTGAATGGCCTAACTGGAGAGGCCACTGATTAGGCACTGATTAGGCCACTGATTAGCCACTGATTAGCCACTGATTAGTCAGTGGTTTTTTTTTTTTTTTTTTTAATAGTCTCAAAATTGTCTCAGGTGAGTCTCAAATATTCAGCTGGCTGTCTCATATAAGTCTCATATAAAACAGGTAAGAATCTAATAATTCTAGAGTGCTACAGGTGTAATCCTACCTGAGAAATTAGGTTAATTTTTAATGGCTGAGAAGTGTGTCTATGACTGGTGTCTACTATTGAGATCTCAGTGAGATTGTCCTGAAATATTGGCTATTGTGCTACTTGAATAAATGCTATATAGTATAGATAGTTATTATTTATTCTTATGACTTTAGCAACCGCCTGCCCACCACTAGCAGCAACCCAGACAGATGATGCCAACCCACAGGTATGCATACAATGTCTAGCTGGATACAATCAGGGACATTTACATTTTAAATGGTTCGATATGATCACACTTGCTGAAGATGCAGAGGAAAGAGGCATTGACTTTAATGAGGCATTTATGGAATGCGTTAAGCATGTAATAGACACCAGCCCAGCCATGGGAGCAGATGAGTGGCACTACCCAGACACCAGCAGAGTATCAGGAAAGGTTTCAGGGGAATACATGGATATCCACGAATTAGAGGAATATGTCTATGAGCTGCAACTCTTCAGGGATCACTTCTCTAATGACTTACCTGATGAACTGTTTCTCTGGTTCAACGAGAATGACAGCAATGGAGATCTGGACACATTTGTTGAAAGGTTCAGAGGTGATTTTGAATCAGACTCAGAATGTGCTCAGGATTGGCTAGACAACCAGCACAATGCTGAAGCACCAGAGCTGAGATATGAGAACTCACTGGATCTGGAGAAACTATTTGATGTTGAACTCTGCTGGGATAATGAGACCATAGATGGCACTACTTATTACTTCTCAGACTATTGATTTTCTCTTTCCACATCACAGCAACCCCCTAAACACATGACACGCCTCAGAAACAGCCACCGCCCCCAAAGATCAACCAGCCCCCGCCTCAATATCCAAGCTTGTACACTGGCTGTAGCTCTGGTCTCTGCTCTGGTGGCTGGTTCCTACTCTGGACAGTCCAGACAGTACCAGCAGTGCCTCTGGGATGCTACCACCAGCACCCAGCAGACAGAATGCCAGCTCACCCACTTAGGCAGATAGACCGCCCAGAGTAGCCCAGAGGCAACACCGCCCAGCCCTCACCCCCCACCGCACAGGGGGGAGGGTTTTTATTTTGTAAATTTTTCTGTAGATGATGGGGAACCTACTGATAAATCAAGGCATAAGTCAATTATGTACTACACTAATATTATACTAAACTACTACAATAGTGTCAACTAATCTTTTTTCTCTTCTACCTTAATTGATAGTTGTGGAGTCTTAAGATTGATGGTCTCTTCACTCTCCCCTAGTACTTTACCCAACGAATCCAGTATTTGAGCAGCAGTCTGGTACTGTCCTCTCTTAACAGCCTTGTTAAAAAGGTTCATTCTCATTCCCTGGAGTCGCCCGATCATCTTCTCCCTATCTTTGTTCCAATCTTCATCGTTCCATACCTTCACCTGCTTCCAATCTTCCCAAGCTGTCCACACCGAAACATTCTCTTTAACTGCATGATCCAACACTAATTGTCTTGTAGTTAGACCCTCTATCTGTCTTTTGTACAACTTCTGCTGTCTTGCTTCTATAACTGCTCGACTATTACGCCTCCCAGAAATACCAAGACCTTCTTTTGTCTTAGGTGCATTGGGGTTATCTGCGTTTGGGTGAAAGTATGCTTGAGCCACGGACTAAAATGATACTATTTATTTGCATGATAACCTTAAAAGTACTACTTAGTCGACAAAAGTAAGATAAAAAGTTAAAAATAAGCTATTCTTTACTACATGAGTGCAGTTACAAACGAAAATTTAACTCTTAGATGGGCACAGGGGGAGGTGTTCAACGCAGAAGAAAGATTTAGAGTCCTCGTAGCTGGCAGAAGATTCGGAAAATCTTACCTTTCCTGCATAGAACTGGTAAAAGCAGCAATAAGTCGCCCAGGCGAGACCTATTTCTACTGTGCTCCCACCTACCGCATGGCAAAAGACATCGCATGGAAAGAACTAAAGAAACTCGTACCAAGAGAATGGGTACAGTCAAAAAACGAAACAGACCTAAAAATAGAACTAATTAATGGCTCGCTCATAGAACTCAAGGGAACAGAAAACGCAACCACCCTCCGAGGCCGAAGCCTTGCTGGAGTAGTACTTGACGAGGCAGCCTTCATGGATGCAGAAGTTTGGTTTGAAGTAATAAGACCTGCCCTCGCAGACAAACAGGGCTGGGCACTTTTCATATCCACACCAGATGGCACAGCATCATGGTTCTACGATTTATGGTGCTACGTTCCACAAGATGAAACAGGTGATTGGAAACGCTGGAGCTTTACCACCATAGAAGGGGGCAATGTTGCAAAAGAGGAAGTCGAAGCAGCCAAGGCTCAACTGGACAAAAGAACATTTAAGCAGGAGTTTGAGGCCAGCTTTGAAAATCTCACGGGTCTCGTTGCAGTCTCATTTTCAGACTTTAACATTTCTGAAGAGGCAAATGACCTACAGTTCCTTCCCCTCCTTCTAGGAGTCGACTTTAACGTAGATCCTCTTTGCGGAATATGTGCAGTTCGCCATCAAAACTACCTATACGTATTTGACGAGATAATTCTTACTGGTGGGGCAACAACCTGGGATTTCACAGAAGAAGTAATGAACCGATACGGAGTAGACAGAAGAATAATTGCTTGCCCTGACCCAACGGGTGCTGCCAGAAAAACATCAGGAGTAGGTTCAACTGACCACAATATCCTCCGAAGAAGTGGATTTACTGTTTCATCACCAAGAGCACCCTGGAAAATACGTGACAAAATAACCTGCGTAAATACAGCATTATTTGATGCAGCAGAAGAAAGACGCACACTAATCCACCCAAGATGCAAAGACTTAATAAAGGCACTCAGAACCTTGACTTACGCACCCAACACAGGCTTACCTAACAAAAATCTAGGGGTTGACCACGCTTTTGATGCTTTCGGATATTTATGTTTACAACAATTCAATCTTGTAAAACCTGAGAATTTAGGGCAAACTGGGTTTAGAATATACTAAGAATTACTTTTTTACTTATGTATCATTCAACGACTAAGAAAAAGAAGAAGAAAAAGAAGGGAGGTAAGAAACGTGGCGAATGTTCCTGTAAATAAAGCTCTATACTCTAGGGTAAAGTCAGAAGCTAAACGTAAGTTTGCTGTTTATCCTTCTGC